TGTGACATGAGAACCCTTATAAATCTCTTTGAACTTATTTATAATTTTAGGTGAACTATGAAAACGATATTAATGCTAAAATATGGCACAAAATATTCCAAAAAAGATGTAGATCGTATCATAGAAGCGACAGGTGGTAAGTATAATTATGCCTGTATAACAGACGATACTACCCTTGATCCAAGAGTTAAAATAATTCCATTACCAGAAGATGTCGATGGCACGTTCATTAAAATATGGATGTATGGATTAGAAGACTTAGGTGATGTTCTTTACTTTGACCTTGATATTAGAATACAAAAAAATGTTGATAATTTATGGAATTATCTTGACGAAACCCCTACAATATGCTATACATATTGGAAGGACATAAGTTGGGTTGACCAAAAGGCACGTTCATATAGCGAACAATATCTTAGTAATTATAATTCAAGTGCTGTTCTGTGGCGTTCTGGTAGTCCAAAAGCAAAGGCAATATGGGAACACTTTGAAAAAGATGCCGATTACTATATGATTAAATATTGGGGCGACGATAGATTTTTGTGGCATGAAGACTTTGACTTCAAGTGGTTTCCTAAGGGTGAGTTTTATTCGTTTCTCTATGGTGCAGACTACTATGACCCAGAGAAGCGAGTTGTAGATAGATATCGACCAGAATATACCGTTTGTTTATTAAACGGATTAGACTATTTTCCAGGATATGATAAAAAATATGATGAACTTTCTAACAATTAAATGGGGTGACAAATACTCATCCGATTATGTGAACAATCTATATCACATGGTAAAAAAGAATTACACAGGAGAGTTTAGATTTATTTGTTATACGGATGATGCCTCTGATTTAGAGTGCGAAGTTCACCCTATTCCAGATGATGATTTACTACATCCAAAATACTATTTCGGAAAAGAAGCATTCTGTTTTGATAGAGCCAAGTTTTTAGTTTTTAATTCAGAAGAATGGCTAGATTGTGAGCCAGAAGATAAGTTCTGCTACTTTGATTTGGATATAGTAATTCAAAGTAATATTGATGAGATTGATACCCTAGCAGAGAAGCCTCGAATAATACATTGCTTGTGGCAACCAGAAAATCAAATAGATGATAGGTTGTTTATCGAGACTAGAGGCACTTTCTTTAACTCTAGTATGATGCTGTGGTCATACGGCCAATGCCAACATATATATTATGATGTCTATGAAAATAACGAAATAGTTTTCAAAACATTTTTTAAGGGCAGTGACAACTATCATTATTGGCGTCAACGAGAATTCTGGAAAAACATTCCCGATACATGGATATACTCTTGGAACAGAGGTCGATATTATCCAGATGATGTAGTGCGTTTCGAGTTTAGAGACGATGCCAAAATCTGCCTGTTCAATACAGATAATGTTCCCCATCCATCTGCAAAACAACATGTGGAACTAGCAGAATGTAATGATAAAAATATTGTTAGGTTGTGGAAATGAGAGTAAATTACGTTTGTTGTAAGTGGGGCACCAAATATGATGTCGAGTTTGTCAATCGACTTTATCGGATGGCAAAGAAACATACCCCAGATAATTTTGAGTTTCACTTCTATTGCTATACAGACAACAGTGAAGGTTTTGAAACCGAGATTAAAGTAATAGACTTCCCAGACATTCCCGACATACATCCGAAATACTGGTTTGGATCTGAAGATTTTAAATACGGCATGGCACGTTGTTGGGACAGACCAAAGACGTTCATCTTCAATACACACAACTTCGCAGACGATAAACCAACTGGAAGATTTGTCTTTTTCGACCTTGATGTTATCATTCAAAATGATTTGTCGCCAATCATCACTTATGACCTAGAGAACCCTACTAAGTTACGTTCGTGGTGGCAAGACCCTAGACCCATGAAGTCTCGTAACTTTAAGTTGTCACATGGTGCATATACGAACGGCAGTTGCATGGTGTGGTCAGATGACCAGACAGAATGTATTTGGCATGATGTCCTAGAACACCAAGAACGTATTTGGTTTACATTCACGGACGGAACAGACAACTATCATAGTTGGCGATGGGGTGACTTTAGTAACACTCCTTTGTGGAAACATTTCCCAAGCACATTTGCATATTCATATAACAGAGGCAGAGATTGGGCACAGTGCGATTTGCAAGTAGGCATATATAGAAAAGACTGCATATTATGTGTCTTCAATGTGGACTTACTTCCGTTTCAGGACAATAAACGTGGCAAAGTGAAGCAGGAATCCTTAGTTGATCCCGATTTGTTAGAGCATTGGAATGTTTGATGATTAATATTTACACGGTGAAGTGGGGAACAAAATATAGTTCTGATCATGTCAATAAAATACTTGAGCAATGCAAAAAGCACATCACTACTGAGTTTAATTTTTATTGCCTGACTGAACAAACGATTGGGTTACACTCCGACGTTATTGTAATTCCTTTTCCAGAGGGTAACTATTATGAAAAGTGGTGGAACAAATTATACTTGTTTGAGAAACAAGTTGTTACGCAACAAGGAGAGAAACTATTTCTTGATTTAGATATAGTTATTCAGCGCAATATCGATTGCATCGTAGACCATAACCCAGAAGATGGTTTAACATTTGTTCGCACTCACTGGCACAACCTAGAGAAAATGAAAGAAGATACGAAGGATACTCCTCGTATGTATACAGACCTAAATTCAAGCGTGTTAAGATGGAATGATAACTTAGATGTCGATAGAATAACCAAATTCGTCAGAGATTATCCTGACCAAATGTTTTATTATTATCGGGGCCTTGATAATCTTTTCGGTCACCAGAGAGAACGCCTTTTAAATATTGATTTTTTCCCAGATGGTTGGGTTTATAGTTATAACTATGGATACATGTGGCCAATCGATACTAGAGAACATGTTCTAAGACCTGAACCACTTATTTGTTTATTCGATTCAATGGAAAGACCACAAGATGTTAAATTATAATTACTTAAATAACTATCGTTACTGGGGTGAAGGATTAGAAAAGATCAATCACGAACTGCCATGGAAACATGAAGACTTTCGTAAGTCTTTAAATGCGAATACCATGGATGCTGCTATTTGGTTAGTCGAAGAACTATTGAAAGTGAAAGATCTTCCAAAAGAACTTAACATTACAATTCTAAATTCTTGGTTAGGGTTTCCTCTGGTACCATTACTTTGTGAAAATTTAAATGTCAAAAAAATCAATTTGATCGATATTGATAAAGATGCATTAGAATTATCAAAGGTGTTCAATCGTTACTATAGTGATAACGGTGTAGAATTGGACCACATCAATTGGGATGTTCCTTTTGCATATCACGATATTAACGCAATAAATACTGATATAATTGTTTCTATTGGTTGTGAGACTATGTATCCATTGAAAAATTTAACTACTGCAAATAAAGATTGTATCTTTGCTTGTCAGTCATCTAATGTTTTTAAAGAGATGTATGGCATTAATTGTGTCCCAACAATTGAAGAGCATGTTGAGAATGTTGGAATTACTGATGTTTTCTACGAGGGAAAGATTGAACAGTCTTATTGGTCATGGGATGGTAAAGTAGATTTCGATAGATTTATGGTTATAGGAAGGAAGTAATATGGGAAGAGCCAGAGTTGTTGCACCACCACCCGAGGATTATATCCCAGAACCTTTAGTATCACTTCCACCAGAGCCAGTTGAAGTAGTTGTAGAAGAGTGGGTTGACGGAAACTTCCAAGAAGAAATTATTGAAGTTGAGATTAATGAACCCTCTCAAGAAGAACTTGATAGAGAAAAAATCGCGCAAGAAAAACATGAAGAATTGCAGAGACAGAAACTTGCCGTAGTAGAAGATGCGAGAGTAGCGGAAGAAACAATCGCACGAGCAAAAGAGATTATAGAAAACCCTCCTGTGAAAATTGAGACTGTAGTTGAAACAGTTATAGAAACCGTTCATATTACAGACCCAAAATTGGTAGAAGAATTACAAGTTCTTAAAGCAGCAAATGAAAAACTTATCGAAGAAAAAGATGCGGTAGAAAAGGCAAGAGAAGACCAGATTGTAAAAATGCGCCAACAAGCAACAGACAAGCAAGTCAGTCAGTTGAATATGGTGCAGGCAAGAAAACCTACTTTACTTAGTAAAGTAAAAGATTTCTTTCGACGCAGAAGAATCAAACTTGCTACCGTTTCTCAGGCGAACTACGAACAGGCAATTATCTACCAAGCATCTGTTGCTGTTCCAAAGATGCTAGACGAAATTGAAAAGATGCATGAAAGTTTGACTATCTTAGAAGAACTTCTAGCGAAAAACAAAGAACGTCAAAAGATTAAAGTTCGGTGAAATCTACACCCGTAATATCTTCAACCATTGATTTCCAGAGGTCCTCATGAGGAACGACATAACCGAGAGTGAGGCGCTTGCTGCGGCTACCAGCACAGTGATAGAAGACCTTATCGGCCTCGCTACGCCTACCGAAGTAGCCGACCTTGACCGACCATCCCTTGGGGTCCCAAAGAGTGACCATTTCTTTTGTTATTGGATCTAGATATCTAAAGTAGCCGCCATTCTCTTCTGTATTATAAGAAAGAAGAATGTTGTGGCCGCTTGCATTCCAGTTTGTGTGCCAGCCCATAAATCCATTTTCTGGATAATAAACATGAACCGCATTGTTCTTAGCGCCAAGAAACGAAATTAATTCACGATTGAGTTTCTGTTGCTTTTCGCGGTGAGTGGTAGGAACAGTATCTACCATTCCGATATCACAACAGAAAGCAGTTTCTGGATAGCCTTCATGCTCTCCATCTTTGCTGACAATTTCATTCATATACTTTTCAGAAGTGCCGGTGTCGATATCAAATTGTCGGCGTCTATCCGGCTCTCTCAATTTGTCATGGTCGGTTTGTGAGAAGAACCAATCCGTATATGGTGTAAGGATTTCCAGAAGTTCTGGATTTATGTTACTGGAAACTTTCATTATTTGTCTCTAACCCACGGTGGTAATGTATAGTGATAGATGACAATCTCTTGTCCCTGTAATTCTTCTTCTTTGTATCCAATTACAAAATTCCATCTTGCATCAGGATCTGGAAACCTGCCCGTTCTAACACCAGTATTTCCATATGTCAATAGGCGCCACATTGTAAATGTGTCCCACTGCATTGCATCTGCTGGATAATGTTGCCGGTCGTAGCCGGGTTCATTCTGACTACAATATTCTCCCCACCAAGAACTCATTAGTTTCAGTGTCTGTATATTATTACGGTATACAAAAAGACCACAATGCTCGGTCATTTCTTCAGTCTCAGATAACTTTGTAAGAGCCGCGTTATATGGCCGATTTGCAGTAAACAAAACGTCTACATCATCTGGAATCTGATTAAAGATTTTTTGAATGTCTTCGTGCCGAACTTCTGTATCACAGTCCATATAAACTGTCAAGTCATAAGGTGTTTTATCTAAAGCCCACAGCTTGGCTCTCTTATGATATGGAACATCATCTGTAATGACATTTTCAAAGATGTCATAGTCTTCTGGTTCCACCCATTCTGCATGAGTGAATAAAGTAATCTTTGCTTCTGGCCAATAGTCTAGAAGAGACAACGCCGAATTCTTAGCAGCGCGGTAGTAGCCTCTGCGTAAAGATGCTACGTAAACAAAACCATTATTTTCCATCGCTCAATGCTTCTTCTGACTGAATCAACATAACGGTATAAGCCATAACTTCAAGCGCAGACTTTGATCTGCGTATCTTGGTCTTTAATGGCTTGTTGGTAGAATTCTTGATAGTAGCAATTTCAAATGCTTCTAGTTTAGCCTCAAAAAGAGCCTCATCTTTGCGGCGTTGTTGATCTACCTTAGAGCGTTCCATGCGCTGGCGAACTTCTTCGGAGCGGCGCTCTTCTCTGCGACGAGTGTTCTCATCAATCTGTTCTTCGGTGAACTTTTCCATAATAGCAATGTAAT